GTTTCATTTCCTCAGATTGACCCTTTACAAATAATTGAAGAAGGTAAGTTTCCTAACGTTATAGGTAATATTGAAGATGCACTAAAAAGTGTAGAATTAGATTTTGAGCCTGACTTAGAGAAGGTAGGTGAAATTAATATTGTTGAAGAACCAGGTGCACCATTTAGACTAAATGGTTCGAGCAGATCCCAAAGAACAAGTGGAGATTTCTTTGGTAATATTGTTGAAGAATTAACGTCCTAATTATAAATAGTGTTATGGCATACGAAGAAAACAGATTAGCAGAACTAGCAAAACGTAAAGTTGCAAGACTTTATAAGGACATAGACATGTCTTTCAAACGCAATGTTGTCACAAATGACATTGGTAAAAAATTAGACGTCAATGCTGTTAAACAATCTTTAAAAAATTTACTATTCACACAGTTTTATGAAAAGCCTTTTAATCCAGAATATGGTTCACCTATAGCAGAATTATTGTTTGAGCCTTTGGATTATGATACAGGCAATGATATTGCTAATTTAGTATTAGAAGCCATTAAGAACTTTGAACCAAGAGTTCGTGTAGATGACATCATTGTTCAGCCTGACTATGATGAAAATGAGTATATCTTACAAATAAATTTTCATGTTATAGGGCTACGCAATCCGGAAGTTTTCACATCAGTATTGAGAAGGTTAAAATAATGCCATTTGCCGCACACTTAGGGGATATTACAACAAATGCACATGGATGCAATACATCTGTTCCTATTGACTTGGGTGCAGCCAATGTTGCACTTGCAAAAAATGTAACAGTAAATGGGGTGCCTGTCGCGGTTGTTGGTAGTCAATTACAGGCACATACTATATTATCAGGATCCAGTTGTGTTCCTCATGTGGGACAAACAGTTACATCGGGCAGTTCTACTGTTAGAGTCGGTGGCTTACCTGTTGCATATCAAGGTTCTACTGTATCATGTCCAGGAACAATAACAGGAGCGGCTGGAACGGTCACTGTTGGGGTGTAATAAATAAAAACAAAAAGAGCTAAACATGGCACAAAGAAGATTAACAGAACTAGATTTTGATGGTATTAAGAATAACTTAAAGTTATTTTTAGCAAGCCAATCAGAATTTTCAGATTACGATTTCGAGGCATCAGGACTATCTGTCCTTATTGATCTGTTGGCATACCATGGGCATTATAATGCAATCATGGCGCATACAACAGCAAATGAGGCATTTCTTGATTCAGCGATTAAAAGAAACTCCATTGCGTCTATTGCAAAAACAATGGGATATACTGCTCGCTCCGCCCGGTCTGCTAGGACTACAATTAATCTAGTTGTTGTGCCTGATTCTACATATAGTTCTAGTGCTTTTACATTGAGTCGCTCTAAAATCTTTACTACTGCACTCAATGGTAGAAACTACAACTTCTACCCTATTAAGGATTACACAGTTACAAAAGAAGAAAGAAGCGGAGTTTCCGCATTTTATTTCGACAATATAGAACTCGCTGAAGGACTTCGTGTAGAAAATTCACAAATTATTGAAACAGGTGGTGAACAAGGCCCTGTTCTAATGGCTAATCCAGGTGTTGACACCACAACAGTTAGATGTAGAATACAAACATCAGTAACTAACACATCTCTTGTGACACACTCATTTTCAGATAATATTTTGGATGTTAATAATCTTTCAACTGTTTTCTTTATTGAGGAAGCACTGAATGGTTTTTATGAAGTAATTTTTGGTGATGGTGTAATTGGTAAAAAATTAACTATAGGTAACGTTGTAAAATTAGATTATATTGCCACAAATGGTTCTGCAGGTAATGGTGCTACAGCATATACATCACCTACTAACTTGACAGGGACTAATGAAACTGTTACTCTAACAGTAGTTTCTAATTCTGCTGGTGGTTCTGAACAGGAAACTGTGGACAGTATTCGATTCAATGCTCCCCGATTCAACGCTACAAAAAATAGGGCTGTCACTGCTAATGATTATAAATCTCTAATCCTAACTTCTAATTCTAACGTTAAGTCAGTTTCAGTTTGGGGAGGAGAGGATAATGATCCGCCAATTTATGGTAAAGTGTTTATCTCACTTCAACCAAAAGAGGGTTTGATTATTTCACAGGATGATAAAGATGCTATTGTGAGAGACTTTATTGAACCAAGACAACCTGTTTCAATACAGTCTGAGTTTGTAGATCCTGAATTTACGTTTATTGGTCTTAAAACGACTGTTCAATATGATTCTAAGAAAACAACATTAACAGCAGGTGCAATTGAAAATGCTGTTGCGGCTACAATAGAAAACTTTTTTAATAATAATTTAAATACTTTGGATGCAAATTTCTTCTACTCTAAACTTACTGCTGATATTGTTAAATCCTCTGCTTCAATTGTAGCAGTAAACTTGGAGTTGAGACTACAAAAAAGATTTACTCCTACCACAGGTAATGAATCCAAATACTCATTACAATTTAACAATAAATTAAATCCATTGTCGATAACAAGTAATTTCTTTGATGCAACAATTAATAACGCAACGTATAAAGTATATGTTGCAGACGTACCGGGTGCAGATGTAATTGCTCCGGAATACAGTGGTTCGGGAACACTTATTTTAAAAACATCTGATAAAAATATTGTTGTTGACGCAAATGCAGGAACAATTGATTATGATACAGGTAAAATTATATTAAATAATTTAAACGTATCTTCAATTTCAGGCACTAATGTAACACAAGTTAATATTAACGCACAACCACATGAAAGTGCTAAAGATATTAAAACAAGTATTTTAACAAGAACAACGGAAGAAAGTTCTTCGGCTGTTATACCTACACCTTCAAAAAATATTATTCTTGCACAAGATGCAAGTGCTGAGGATACACCGAACAATATTGCAAAAGGAATTGCAATCTCCGCTATACCTAATGTGAGTGATTACTAATGGCAAGAACAGGACCGAGTTTTAAGAGATATATCGAGAGCATTGCGATAACCAATGCTGGTTCAGGATATGATAGCTCGGATCCACCTACATTATTCATTCAAGCACCCACACTTACAACTAATGAAGGTGATAAGGTTCAAGCTGCCGCCTCTATAACAATTTCCAGTAATATTGTAGATACGTTAACTATTACTGAGCCAGGTGATGGTTATTTACTTTTACCTCTACCACAAGTTTATCTTAGGGGTAAACTTACAGGTGTTACTGTTACATCAGCAACAGAAAATGGCGCAGACTCTACTAGAACTGCTGGCACATATAATGTTGTTCCTCAAGATACATCATCTGGTGCAGGATTAGGTGCTCAGTTTACAATTGTTGTTGGATCCGGTGGTTCTATTTCGTCTGCAACTATTACAAATAACGGCTCTAATAAATTTTATGCTGAAAATGATTTAATTTATATCGCTAATGCACAGATAGGTGGCAACGGCACAGGCAATCAAGCGATTCTACAAGTGTCAACCATTGCATCTGGTTCGGGTGCGGTATTTACACCAGTAGTTAATCTTGTAAATAGACCTCAAAAATATTTTCATAGGGGGCATTCTTATCTCACTAAGTTTACTATCCCTGATTTTATCCGAAATGATTATCCCTTATTTGCAACTTTCATTGAAAAATATTTTGACTTTCTAGATACAGATGATACAACAATAACAGCTTTAGGAGGTTCATCAGGCGGCCCTCAATATCTTTTAGCGGAACTTATAGACAGCCTCAACATTGACTTTAAGGAAGATGATTTCTTAACCATTCTGTTACAACAGTATGCAATTGATTTTCCTCAAGATGCAAAAATGGATACACGTTTTCTAATTAAGAGGATTAGAGAATTTTATGAATCTAAAGGTTCTCGCAGGGGTATTCAAACATTTTTCAGAACTGTATTTGATGAAGACGTAGAAATAGTTCGACCTTCAGATTTTGTGTTAAAACCTTCGGATGGTTTTTATAGTAAAGAAGTTGCTGTTAAACTTTATCAAAATGCAGAAATTACACCTATTCCTGATCCGTTTATTCTTAGGGGTAGAAAAGTAGATATTGTTTATTATGAATCTACAGCATCTATTACAGCAAGAAAACGTTTAAATACTTCTATTAGTCGTATTAAAAAAATTGCTTATACAAATCCAACTGCATATGAAGCGACTATAGGGTTACCTGCTGACACAGTTATTCCTGGACCAGGTGTGGAAGCAAACTTGGTAGCTGTCATAGGAGGTAAAATTGCAACTGTAGGAACTATTGGCGCGGCAGATGCGGCTCGTGCCGCTGGCAATTATACTATAGGTGCATCTGATTATACTGCAGGTGGTAATGGAACAGGTGCAACGTTTAGTGTTGTTGTAAATGGCGCAGGCGCCGCAACAATTACTGTGACTGCGGTAGGTGATAACTATGCTCCAGATGAAACCATAACAATAGCAGATAATAAACTTGGTAGCGGCGGAGGTGCGGCACTAACATTTAAAGTTGCAACAATTACTGAAGGTAAAATTTTCTCTATAACAATTGTAAATGGCGGTCAAGGATTTAGTGCAAACGCGGCCGTTAACGTAACTCCTAACTCCGCAGATACAATTACAACAACTGCACTCATAGATACTAGGGTCAGCAATGGTGCAATCACAAACACTGTTTTTGTCAATAATACGAAAGGCGTAGGTTATAATAATGTGCCTATACTAACAGTCGATACTGATCCTGTTAGAACGTGGATAGGTTTCGAAGGTGCAACTGACCTTATCACAGCCAAAACAGCATTTTTGACGCGAGTTTTAAATAATATAACATTAAAAACAAACACAGGAACAGCCGACGGGGGCTTTAAAGTTGGTCAGGCATATCCGGTTCAGGAAACAGGTGATATTCTGGGTGTTTATGCTATTGATTATTTCTCTGAAGATTACACACTTACCGGTATTGAAAATGATGCCTTTGTTATTATTAGAACCGTAGATTCTAACAATTACCCCACAGCTATAGATATTATTAATACGGGTGTTGGTTTTCAAAGAGCAAGTTTTGATTTTGTTTTGCGCTCTCCCAATAATGAAACTGCAACAATTACATGTAATACAGGGTTTGCACATACATTTGCTGGACGTTTTAAAGACTCTAAAGGCTTCCTATCCAACGTCAATAGATTACAGGATAATGCTGTTTATCAAAACTTCTCATATCAAATTAGAACTTCCCTGCCGAAAAGTGAATGGGGAGAAGCATTAAAGAGATCTGGTCACCCTGCAGGTATGGTAAACTTTGCAGATTTACAAATTAATCAAGTCCTTGATTTCAGCTCTAATATTAATATTGTTCCGGATATTTTTGTATTCCGCTTGTTTGCTGAGATTGATGTTGCAGAAATGTCAGAGCTTGTTGCCAAGGATGTTCATAAACCAACAATTACAGATACGTTTGCATTCCAAGACAATGATATATTAGAACCAGGTCTTGTGAAAACTGACAGCTATGGTGTAGAGGATGACAATCAACAACTTGATGTCAGTCTTGTAAAAACAGAAGGCCCAGATATACAGGATGAACCTGCATTGGATGTCCATAAACCTACAATTGCAGATACGTTTGCATTTCAGGATGTGGCAGTATTACTTCTAGTAATTCAAAGAAATGTAACTGAATCAGTTGATTGGGCTGAGACTGTTGTTAAGGCAATGGAGATAATAGAAGCGGATAGTGCAGGTATTGATGACGACAACCAACAATTAGATGTCAATATTGTAAAAACAGAGGGTCCGGATATGCAGGATGAACCTGCATTGGATGTTCACAAACCAACAATTACTGATAGCACCGGTGTTGAGGATGATAACCAGCAGTTAGATGTTGAACAAACGTCCTCGGATACTTATGGAATGGGCGATGCAGGCGTTGTCTTTATTCAAAATTATGTTTCAAGTGATTATTTTGCTGAAGATTATGTTGGAACTAATACAAGTTTCTCATAATTCTTTGTATAAATAACATTATAAATAACTACAAGCATTTACAAAATCTAGGAGAATATAAATGTTGATTGATGTAGATAAAATGAACGCACTAGGCCGCGTTCAAATTCAACTGTTCGACTCTGAGGGTAATCTCAAGGATGAACAAGACGTAACGAACTTAGTTACAACCACAGGTCTTAATCATATTGCTGACCGCTTAGGCAATTCCTCACCACCTACTCGTATGTCACATATGGAAGTGGGAACAAATAACACGGCACCCGCCGCGGGTAACACTGCTCTCGGAACTGCTATCTCTGGTTCGCGTGTTGCTCTGACATCACAAACTGTTTCAACAAATACAGTTCAGTATATTGGAGACTTTCCAGCCGGCACAGGCACAGGCGCTGTTGTTGAAGCAGGTATTTTTAATGCTTCTTCTTCCGGCACGTTACTTTGCAGAACAATTTTTTCTGTTGTTAACAAAGCTGCAGATGACACACTGAAAATTACTTGGACACTTACTGTATCTGACACCTAAGATATAACCTAGGAGTTGGAATATGTCCCTGTTAATTAGACAAGCCGCTAGAGTTCAGTTAGCAAGATCGTTTTATAGAGATATCTTTAACGAAAACGATTTCTTTTACATGTTTGCGTCAAGACCTATACCTTGGACGGATGATAACGCACCTGATACTCCTCGCGATTCTCAGTTCTATCAAGTTGATTACAGAAATAGTATGATGTTTGTAAAACGGGTTCAAGCGGCTGATGCAGTTCAGTTAGTTCCTAGATATAATTGGGCGACTGGGACAATTTATGACCAATATGATGACGAATATGCATCTAATCACCCAGCATATAGTGGTGCTTTAAACTTAGCAGATGCAAGGTTTTTTGTTCTGACTGATGAGTTTAATGTTTATAAGTGTCTTGATAATAACAGTAATGCACAAAGCACAATTAAACCAACATCCACAGGAACGGCACAATTTTCGTTGGATGATGGTTATATTTGGAAGTTTATGTATCAAATTGGTGCCGCTGACCGAACAAAATTTCTAACAACAAACTTTATGCCTGTTAGAAAAGTAGCAGGTAGTGGCAATCCTGCTTTTGATGTTAATGGCGAGCTAGATGCTGTTACAGTTACAGCAGGGGGTTCAGGTTATACATCTGCTCCTACTGTTGTTATTGAAGGTGATGGCACAGGCGCAACTGCAACGGCAACTTTATCAGGTAACGCTGTTAACGCAATTACAATAACTTCCGCTGGATTTGGTTATAGTTTCGCTGTTGTTAAAATTACAGGTGGCGGCGGCACAGGCGCAACGGCTACAGCAACTCTTGGCTCTACGGAAACACCTTCATTACAACAAGCAGTAGAATCAACGGCTGTATCTGGAACACTTGATAGAATTTCTGTTACTACAGGCGGTCAGGACTATATTGACGGTGACGTTGTTATTACAGTTTCCGGAGACGGAACAGGTGCAACAGCAAGTGCAACAGTAAATGCGGCAGGCACAATAACAGGTGTTACTGTAACAAGTCCAGGTTCAGGATATACA